AAACCAACGAGAAAGGGTGTAAACCCTGCCTCTGGTCTTTATATGATAGCAAGATTGGCACATGAGTTTGGTGATAAATCATACACTGGACTTACCCTCGTTAGAGATTCTTTCCAACCTAACAAATAACATGACAACTAAAGTTCCAGAGCACGACCTCAATCATGAGGTTTATATTGATCCAAAGGATCATAAGGAGCATGTCAACCATGGCATGATTGAATATACTGAAGCAGACTTGGAGATGCACAATGATGCTTTTCATGCACATGATGATTCAGAAGTGGATAAGAATGATGCTAAGATCAATGACTGGCACACACGTCATGAAGATAAGCACCTAGAAGTTTATTGTGACAATCATCCCGATTCATTAGAATGTAGAGTGTACGATGACTAATGCTTGAATCTAGTAAAGTTGGTATAAATTTTGCAGGTAAAGACGGTTTTTACTGGTTCATTGGACAGGTAACCGCAGATTACGCATGGCGTGATAAAAATAATCAAAACGTAGAATTAGGGTATAGGGCAAAGGTAAGAATACTTGGTCATCATCCACCAGAGGCAGCAGCAGAGGGTGGTATTGATGACGAAGATTTACCATGGGCTCATTTTCTTGTATCACCTCAGTTCGGTTCTGGACATAATAGAGGTGGTACAAGTTTTGGATTGCAGGGTGGTGAGACTGTTTTTGGATTTTTCTTAGATGGTGAGGAAGGACAACAACCTATAGTTGTTGGTTTATTTCATGCAAACTCTACCATAGAACCATTAAAAACTTGGGAGAAAGTATTATCAGGAAAAAGTTCTGGGTTCGGTCCTTTTACTGCTGATAAGAGTTTAGAGGTAGGAAAACATATAACTGGTTCTGAGGGTAAAGTGCCATTAGAAAGTGGTGGTATAATAGACAGTGATGATGCGATAGTAGAGAGCAAAGTCTCAGGTGATGAGGGTATAAAGAAAGCAGAGGAAACAACAGAACAGTATCATGAGAGGACTAAAGGAAATGCAAAAAATCATGAAAAGATAAGAGTAATAAATCAAATCATAAATGACAAACCAGATACTGTTGAGGTAGCACAAAAATGTGCCACGCCTGGTGGTGCAATGGGAGAAGTATCAAAGGTTCTTCAATCCTTTGTTGATGAAGTAAGTGGACTTGAAAAATTTGGAGATCAGCATATAGATCCAGTGCTCAATAGAATAGTTGATATGGATAAATTGATAGAAAAAGCATCTAATAAAATTGCTGGTGGATTTTCAGCAACTATTAGACAAGCTAGGAAGGAGATGTTGAAAGAAGTTGATGATCAAGTTAGTAAGGCAATTAGTTTTTTAGATCCATCACATCTTATAAAAAATCTAGAGGTAAGAAAGCAAACTGACCAAGTTTATTGTTTGATAGAAAATGTTATAAACGGTTTGAAGGATTTTGTTGGTGATTTCTTGAAAGGAATGGTGGGTAATTTACTTCAGTTTCCACTCTGTGCAGCAGAGCAGTTTCTTGGTGGTCTTATTTCAGGTATCAGTGATAAGATTCAAGGTATGATTGGACCTGCGATGAGTTCAATATCAAGCATAGGAGGAGGCATTTCTTTACCACCATTCGGAGATATGATGGGTAAAGCACTCAACATTGCCCAAGCAGGTCTTGCTCTACTTGAGTGTGAAGGTAATGTGTGTGAGGTTGAACCTTTAGATTGGAAAACAAATGTGGGTGCAGATCCTAAAAAACTTTTGAATTTTGGTAGAATGAAAGGTCTTGCTTCTGGATTGAGTTCTCTTGGTGGACTGGGCGATGCAGTAAAAAATCCATTAGGTGCTCTTGGTGGCATGTTTCCTGGCATTGGTAATGTTACTGGAGCAATTAGTCAAGTGCAAGGACTCGCAGGTACTGTTTCTACATTGAAGAGTGGTTTATCAGGTGGTATACCTGGCGGTATGAAAAGTTTGGTTGGTGGTTGTGATCCATTCACTAAAAATTGTGGTTCACCTAAACTTTCAATCTTTGGTGGTGGGGGTTCTGGTGCAGTAGGAAAAGCTGTTATAAACTCTATAGGTAAAGTTGTCGGAGTCAATATGAGTAGTCTTGGTTCTGGTTTTACATCTGCACCTTTTGTTACCATAACTGATAATTGTGATAATGGTAAAGGTGCTACTGCAACTGCTGATATTGATTTAGATGAAAATTCTCCTACTTTTGGACAAATAAAAGATATTGTTATAACAAATACTGGTGGTGGATACGTAGGACCAGGCGTTATAGATACCATAATTGATCCTAACACTGGTGAAGAAACAACTGTGACTACTGGCACAACAACGTTACCTGATGGAACTGTAATTCCTAACATAGGAGCATCAACAGGAACTTCAGATGATGATGGTATTGATGTTATTGGTGAAGTTAATGGAATTCAGGTGCTAACTCCTGGCATTGGATACAAACCAGGCGATACAATTACTACACCTAGTGGAGGTGTTATAGTTCCTATATTAGATGAAAAGGGTAGAATTTTGGGATCAGATCCTAATACAAAAGTCGATGTTGGTTTAGTTGACATACCTAAACTTACAATAAACACAAGCACAGGTTTTGGTGCTATAATAAGACCTATCACCAAGTTTACTAAGGTTCAGGATTATGAAGATCCAATTGTTCCAGATGCTAAACTTATTAGAGTTGTTGATTGTCCTAGAGGTTTCTGATGGCTAATGTACCACCAATTATAATTCAACATCCTGAAGATGGTGTGTTTACCATTGGAAGAGAAAGAAGAGATGACACTAGAAGAATAAAAGATATTGGACTTCATGGATCATCTAGTGCAGGTATGCGTATATTCCATGATGGTGGATTTGAACTAAGATCAAGTGATGATGACACTGCCATACAAGGATCTCAGATAGTTCAAAAATGTGATAAAGCACCACTGATTATTAAGTCTGCAGGGGATATACTTATTGAATGTGATGGCAGATTCTCTGTTGTGGCAAATGACATAAGAATGTCTGCAAAAAATGCTGATGAGGGTGATATTACACTCAAAGCAAAGCATGATATAAACATAGATGCAGATAATCGCATTATCGCTCAGTCAGAAAATGTTATACTAAATGCAAAGGATAAAGTTCTTTCTTTTTCTAAAGGATGGAACGTAATGGTAGGGAACGTAATTCGTATTCATGAACCTACTTCTCAATTAGTACCACCTAAGTTAGGTGATTATCTAAAATCTCAAACTAAAACACTAGAAAACTAATGGCTGGATTTAGAGACATTGAATCTGGTAAAATCTACATTGGTGTAGAAGAACCAGCAAAATTAGATCAGGCAGTAGAAACCTTGAATGGTGATAAGCCTTATGATGGTACTCTTGTTGCTACTGGACCTACATTTTTAGGTGCTCATAAAGGTGGATTTGCAAAGGGAACTTTGAATGTTGGAACTGCACTCGGAGATTGGAGTCCTGGTGTGAGTGGTAGAGCAGTTCAAGTAGAGGGTGATGTTGAAATAATTGGTGAGGAGGCAGTAGATGCAGTTTATATTGATGGTGATGTATTTGTTACAGGTGCTGTTGATTGTGGAAATAAAGGCAAACTTGCAGATAGATTCTCAACTGCTGATGCTCTTGGAAAATCTTTTGACATAAAACATCCCACTAAAGATGGTCACAGATTAAGATACGCTTGTATTGAAGGACCAGAGGTAGCAATATATCACAGAGGTAGACTTAAATCTGCTACAGAAATAGTGTTGCCCGACTATTGGAAAAACATGGTATACGAGGATAGTATCACAGTTCAAATCACTCCTATAGGAGCACAACAGGACATCATTGTCAAGTCTTTCAATAATGAAAAGATTGTCTTAGAGTCTGAGACTACCATTGATTGTTTTTACATGGTGTGTGGTGAAAGAAATGATATCAATCCTCTTACTGTTGAATATGTGGGTGAAACTCATAAAGATTATCCTGATCCTAACATGCTATTAGACCCGTCTGATAAGAATAGAAACATCAAGGATTCTAGGTATAATAGTGGTCAAAATACTAAGACTGTGTTATAATATTAGAAAATTCATGAAATTATGGAAGCACGGGGTATTGTGAGTGTTGATGGTATTATTGAATTACCATCAACTTGGACAGGAAATATTGTTCCAGAAACTATTCATGTTCAACTTACTCCTATTGGAGTATATCAAGAATTATTTGTAAGTAGTGTTCAATATGGTGCAAAAGTTATTGTTAGAAATGCTGCTGGTGGACCTATCAAAGCATACTATGAGGTAACTGCTGACTGTAAACCACTACCTGTTGTGGATGATGGTACTTGCGATATCTGACTACATATGCTATAATGGAAACATCTTATAAATCACCATGTCTATCCAAAAACTCGACCTTGAAGAATTTGTAGATGAGATTCGAGTAACTCTTGCCTCTAGAAAATTTGAGATTTATGGATCTCATGGCAATTATCAATGCGTCACATGTGATAGTGCAGACGAGTTTATGTCAGTATTACAAGTTGTTAGGAGTGCAGAGGGCATAGATGAAGAACTAGATATAGTATACGTGTAACTTCGACTTCAACCTAAAATGACCGAGGAGAAGATCAGAGAGATACTTCCTCATTTGTGCTACACAAAAGAGGAGGTGGACATCTTGATCCGTGCTGCAGTAGATGAAGCACGAGCCATTGACGAGGCATCAATGGCAAAGCATAACAGAGAAGCAACAATCATTAGTATGATTCTTGGATTCACCTGTCTTGCATTATTTTTAGATGGATTACTTCGCATACTTGGTATCATTCCACCATTCGCAGGTCTTGATGTTAATATCATCGATCAGATTGTGGAGAAAGTTGAAACAGATATATATCCATTAGTAAGGAACATACCTAGGTTATGAAGATTATTGTTGTTGGTGCAGGTAATGGTGGATGTATTTCTGCACTACAATGTTTAAAATCTTTAAAACAATTCGATATTGAAGGAGAGGTAGAGATATGTTATGATCCAAACATAGCAATAGAAAAAGTTGGACAGGGTGGTAATAGACCTGCAACAAAGTTGATATCTGAATTTGTAGAAGATTGGGATGATTTTGTAGAAAAAACAGGTGCTACTCTAAAAACTGGTATTTTTTACGAAAATTGGGGAACTGAAAATAAGTGGAACTTTCATCCAGTTTTGAAAGCACCTCGTCTTGTTGATGATTATAGTGGGTACACACCCGATAATTTGTTTGAATATGTAAAAAAGACTGAGGGTGCTGATACTTTTTGGGCAAACGCATTTCATTATATCCCAAAAAAATTCTCTGAGTATATTTTGGGTCTTAAGCAATTTAAGGTAACGGAAAAAAATATTGTAGATCCTGAGAGTGAGTTGGATTGTGATGTTATTATTGATTGTAGAGGAAAATCTGATTCTCTTACATATGAAAAAGCTATAAATCCACTAAATTCTGCCATAATATCCAGAAAGAACGTTATAAATGCAAATTCATTGTGGAGTGGACATATTGCTACCCCTAATGGTTGGACATTTGAGATTCCAAATCTAAATGACACATCTTATGGTTATATGTACAATAGTGATATAACCAGTAAAGAAGATGCTACTTTAGATTTTGTAGAACGGTTTGAAGTAGAACCAATGCATTATATTGATTTTGATAGTTATTGGGTGAAAGATCCTTTTGTTGGAGAAAGAACTTTTGTAAATGGAAATAGGCATTCTTTCGTAGAACCAATGGAAGCATCTTCTACAAGTGTTTATACTGCTATTACAAGATATGCACTAGAAAGTTTTATAGGAGGTAAGTCTAAAGAATATGCAGTAAACAATATTTTACATATGATGTGGAAATGGGAAAATCTATTTTTATGGAATTATCATTCAGGTTCAATATATGATACTCCATTTTGGAATTATGCAAAAAATTTAGAATTTAGAGAAGAGGTGAGGGATATTTTCAAAGTTTTATCTAAGGCTGGCAATGGTGCGGAAGTTTTAACTAACAACGATAATTATAAACCTTGGAGAAAGATCAAATTAGTCTAAAATCAAGGGGTATAAATAAGTTGAAGAGATGGTGTCAGGATTAATAAGTAATGCCACTTAGCAGACTTGAAAATTTTCTAAAGAATGTTCAGGGTAACGTAATTTACGTAAACCCCGAAGAACTTGATGCAACGGATGATATCAGTAATACTGGTAATTCTAGAACTCGTCCGTTCAAAACAATTCAAAGAGCACTAATCGAGTCTGCTCGTTTCTCATACCAATTAGGAAAAGATAACGATAAGTTTGATAAAACAACTATCTTAGTATCGCCAGGCGTTCATTATATTGATAACAGACCTGGTTATCAAGTTGATAATGATGGTAATATAACAGATGTTAATGGAACTGCTCAAAGCATAACTGAGTTTGGTATCGGTACAAATTTTGATGTTCAAAACGTAGATAACGTACTATATCACTACAACTCTATTCATGGTGGTGTGATACTGCCACGAGGTACATCAATTGTTGGTCAAGATCTAAGAAAAACAAAAATAAGACCAAAATATATACCAGATCCACAAAATGATGCAATACCAAGTTCAGCAATTTTCAGAGTAACTGGTGCTTGTTTCTTCTTTGGGTTTAGTATTTTTGATGGAGAGGGTACAGATAGAACATTTAAAGATTTTACTGAGAATGTTTATGCACCTAAGTTTTCTCACCACAAATTAACTGTTTTTGAGTATGCAGATGGTAATAATACAGTAGCAGGGAAGGGTAATACTGACCTTGATATGTATTATGCAAAGTTAACTCTTGCATATGGTACTAACAGTGGTAGAGCATTACCCTCATATCCAACAAATGATGATTTTGAGAAACTAATTGATGAGAATAGAATTGTAGGTGCTATATCTGAACTAGGTGACGTAGAGATTGATGATATATTCTCAGGTATAGACCCATCATCATCTACACCTACATCAATTGTTACTGTAAAAACTAAAACTACCCATAGACTTGCGGTAGGAACTCCAATATTAGTTTTTGGTGTAAACAACGCTGAGTATGATGGTAGTCATATTGTTTCTCAAGTAGTAAGTGACACACAATTTAGTTACACTGTTGCAAATACCCCAACTAGCACGGCAACTCCAAGTTTAAGTGGACTCACGCCTATCGTAACAATAGAGAGTGACACTGTAACATCATCCTCACCTTACATATTCAATTGCTCCATAAGATCTGTCTTTGGTCTATGTGGTATGCATTGTGATGGAGATAAAGCAACTGGGTTCAAGTCAATGCTTGTTGCTCAGTTTACTGGTATCTCACTACAAAAGGACGATAATGCTTTTGTAAAATACAATACTACCTCTGGTGCTTGGGAGGATCAAGCAACACTAGGTACAACTACAACATTACACACTGACAGTTTAGCAAGATATAAACCAGAATTTGAATCATATCATATAAAAGGATCTAACAATGCTGTAATGCAGTTAGTGTCAGTGTTTGCCATAGGTTATGGTCATCACTTCAAAGCGGTAGCTGGTGGTGATATGTCAATCACCAACTCTAACTCTAATTTTGGTTCTAAAGCATTAGAGTCTGATGGATTTAGAAAAGAAGCGTTTACTAAGGATGATAAGGCATTTATAACCAGCATTGTACCACCTAAGAAAAATTTTGCAAACACTGATGATATAAACTGGCAATCTATTGATGTAGAAAAAACTGTTGGTGTAACCACAGATACTAAATTATTCATATTTGGACATTCAGAGAAAGATAAAGTACCAAATAAAACTGCTAGTGGATTTACTGTAGGAAATAAAATTAGTGAGAAGTTATTTTGCACCATAGAGAATACAACTTTTGGTGCTGATGTTTTGATGCCAGGACCAGGCACTAATCCTGATCTATTTGCATCTGGTACTAAAGAGATATTTGTTGGCAGTAACTCTGGCATCAACTCTATCACAAGTAATACCTTTACCTTAGAAGATACTCATAAGTTTCTGCCAGGTGAGAATGTAAGAATATTCTCTGAAAATGGAGATTTGCCTGATGGTATAGAATATAATAGAGATTATTTTGTTGTAACTTCTGGTTTGAACGCAAATCAAATCAAAGTTGCTACAACTTTCAACAATGCGATAGCAGGTAGCAGTTTAAGTGGTATAAACAATCTTGGCGGTAAACTTAGAATAGTTTCTACCGTTGAATCTAAAAATCCTGGTGATCCAGGTCACCCAATGCAATATGAGGATGGCAATGGTTGGTACATTACTGTTGGTGCAGGTAATTCTCTTAGATCTGCGATTGTAACAAATCAATCTAAGATTACACCTAGAACAGTAAATGCATTTGTACAAAGAAGTTCTGACAACAGAAAAGATTTAGAAAAAATTTACAGGGTAAGATACGTAGTTCCCGATGATTCTACTTTAGCATCTCCACCCACCAATGGATTCTCTATTGCTGAGTCTGGATCATTCCCCGATGATGTAAGTTATAAGAATGATTCTACAGTCATATCATCCACATCTAATCTTAGAATCGATAGTGTGATTGTAGATGCTAGTTGGAACTCTGGATCCAATGCAGGTATTATAACAGCACAGTTCCCACATAAATTATCTGTGGGTCAGGGTATTGAGATAAGAAGACTTAGAAGCACAAACAATACTGATGGCACTGCAAATAATGGATATAATGGATTGTTTGAAGTATTGTCAATAGATGATGCTAAAACATTTAGAATTGGTATAAACACAAATCCAGGTGGTATTTCTACTATCACTACAAATGTTCCTTATACCTTACATGATCAATCAATAGTTGGTTCAGGTAGAACATTTGCTCCATTTTTCAACAAACGTGATTTTGGAACAGCATATCAGATATACACTAACGAAGAGATACAAGAGTATAAGAGAAATATACAGGATGGAATCTATGATCTAACTATATTATCTTACATTGCACAACCAACTGTATCTCCATTCTCAACTACTTCTAATTTCTTCCCACAAGATGTAAATGACTTACGTCCTAAAGTAAGTGTAGATAATCCAGTTGTTGATCCTAAAGCTGCAATATCTTTTGCCAAGAGAGATGATATTGGTATTGTACAAACAAATGATCCTGCAAATAGTATTTCAAGAGAAGGAATAAATTCATTCCTTGAGAAAACTAACATAGGTATTGGTATTACTGGAGCAAGTGTATCTGGATCAAATCTTAGATTAGATGGTGCAGTAGAGCATGGATTTAATTCTATACTAACCGTAACAGACTTGAATGGTGGTACAAATTATACACCATCTACATCATGGTTCAATATAGATCTAACAGGTGGAACAGGTAAGGGTGCTACTGCAGATGTAACTGTGAATTCAAGTGGTGTTATAAGCAGTATTGATATCAATAACCATGGTTCAGGATATAGTGTTAATGATGTGGTAACAGTAAGAGGAGTTCCTTTTGCTTCCTCAGGATCGGATGCCACAGTCAGAATAGATGCCATCAACAATAATATTGGTGATGCCATTCAAGTCGTAGGTGTTGGTAGTGATGGATACAATGGTGTTTATAGAATAACGGGGGTAGATGAAGCTCAGAGAGTTTCTTACACTGGCACTGCTTCTGATAGTAGTAGTGGTGGATTCATATACCATGTAGGTGTTACTACTGGTGTAAACAATATAGAATATGATATAACAAGTGGTATTGCTACTGTTACATTACATTCTGACATCGGTTTGAGAAGAGGCGATCAGATTGTAATTAATGATGCCAACACAGAATTCAATGGCACATTCTTTATCACAGATAGAATTGGTTATGGTTCTTCAGTAAATGTAAGTATGGGTGCTCTTGGTAGCACTCCTACTTTTAGTGGTGCTACTGCTTATGCACATGGTGCTGGTATATCAGCAAGAGGCAATAATCAAACCATCCCAATATACGGTGGAGTTACAACACCACTGACTACAGGTCTTACTACAACCACATCATCCATATCACTTCTAGAGAAGAGTTTGCTTCGTAGAGGAGATTACTTACAGATCGAGGATGAGATTGTAAGAATATCCAATAAAGATTGTAACTCAATAATAAGGGGTGTCTTAGGCACTAATGCAACTAATCATGATAAGAACGTTGCTGCACAAAGAATAAAAGTATTACCTGTAGAATCGAGAAGATACTCTATTCTACGTGCATCTGGACATACATTTGAGTATGTTGGGTTTGGACCAGGTAATTATTCTACTGCAATGCCATCGGCACAGGACAGAATATTATCTGATAAGCAACAATTAGCAGCACAATCAGTTCAAACTAGAGGTGGACTAGTAGTCTACACTGGTATGAATGACAAGGGTGAGTTTTATGTTGGACGTAACAGAACGGATGCTGTCACAGGTGAAAGTAATAGCACCATTGACGAATTTGATACAGCACCAACAGGATCATCTCTACCTAAATCACTTCTTCTAAATTCTTTGACTGCCGATGATTTATCGGTGAATGAAAACCTTTATAGTAATGGTAACACTGACGTAGTTGATCTAAAACTTAGAGGTAATAGAGCAGGTACACAGGGTGTTGTGTTCCTTGGAGTTCAATCATCAGAACCTACTCAAACACAAGCACAAGACAATATATTATTTACAACTAATCACACGCCTGGCGGTTATATTGGATGGGTTAGAACATCTGGAGTTGGAACAAACAGATGGCAACAATTTGGACCTATTTCTACAGAGAATGGTGTAGAGGCATATGCATTCGAGAAACTAGCGGTGGGTCAAGCTGCTGTTGACTCAGGTGAAGTTCTTAGTGTAACTGGAAATGCAAGTGTTGATAGTATAAAGGTTGATGATCTAACAACTGGACGTTTAGTTCTTGTTGGAACGAGTGGTGAGTTACAGGATAGTTCAAGTTTTACTTGGTCTGGTTCAACACTAACAGTGCATACTGCAGCAGTCACTAACAACATTACTGTTGGTGGAGCAAGTTCAGTTACAGGTGATTCTTATACTGGAGGTTCACTCACTGTAGATGGTGGAGTGAAAGCTGCAGGTGTGTGTACTGCTACAGTTTTTGCTGGTAACGGTATCATACCTATAGGTGGTATCATTATGTGGTCAGGAACTGATGGTAATGTCCCATCAAACTGGCAACTATGTGATGGAACTAATGGCACACCAAATCTTATTGATAGGTTTATAGTTGGTCGTGGTAGTGCATACTCAGCAGGGCAGACTGGTGGTCAGACTGATCAGATAGTTGTCAATCATGAGCACACAGTCAGCACATTCATTACTGATACAGGTCATGATCACGCTAATACACTTAGTGGTGGTGTTCACACTCATACTAACGCACTTGGAGGTGGAGATCACTCACACAGCGTAACAAGTTCTGCACACGACCACGGTATGAGTCATACTCATGCCTACAGTGCATCTGATGGAAATGAAAGTGTCACTACCTCTGGTGGTGCATCTAACGTTGGTAACGATGTTCAATCAGGAACTACAACAGGGTTGAGCACATCATTTACTGATGACACAACAGTCAGTTCCTTTGCAAATACAAACAACGCTGCGGTTACAATTACAAACGCATCTGCAGACGCTGGCGTAAGTATAACAAATGCTTCTGCTACAACTGGAATAGGGGTAACAGCTTCCACGGATACTCAAGGTTCTACTGGTACTAACAAGAACCTACCACCATTTTATGCAATTGCCTATATTATGCGTATCACTTGATAAATACACATACGACGGAGTAGTTAGTAGATGGCTTCAGTAAATAGAAAGTTTGCTGTAGAAAAAGGTTTAGAAGTCGGTGATCAGGCTCTGATTGTCGATGCCGATAATAATCTTACAGGTATTGGTAAAACAGATGCCAAGTATGGACTTGACGTAGCAGCAAGTACAGCAAATTTTGATGGTATTGTAGCAGCAGCTAACGTTGGGATAGGGAGTACACAACCTCAGAGAAATCTAGATGTTGTAGGATCTGCAAGAGTCACTGGTCAGTTTTATGATGCAAATAATGCTGCTGGTAATAATCAAGACGTTTTAATATCTGTTGGTACAGGTGTATCTTGGACTGATAATTTTCAAAATGCTTCAGATGGAGTTGACTCTGTACAATTCAAGAAATCAAACAATAGATTTGGTGGTGCTTCTAACTTTGTATTTGATCCTACAAACAAGCGAGTAGGTATAGGTAGTACACTTCCAGCATACTTATTACAAGTAGCACGTAA